GTGGAGCTTCTATTTTTCGGTCTTGTCCAAGTACCCATTTATTTTTTCCCGCTTGATCCACCATAAAAAAATGCGGCCGCTGTTCCTAAAATTCCAGATAACTGACCAAGCACCAACGAAATAATAGTCTCGTCATTTTGGTCATGTGGCAGCAATGTAACTATCATTACAAAGCACCCATACAGCAATAAACTGAGTATGCTAAAGACTTTGGGCGTCCAATCGGAAGCGAAATTTTGTCGAGCATCTTTTCTATCCTCCACCTCTGTTTTAAAACTCTCTAAATCAATTTCCATCTCTTTTATGCGGTCTTTAAAGTCTTGGTCTGCCTGTTTTAATGCCACCGCACGTTCTGGTTGTCGTTCAATCAAATCTTCAATTTCATTAGCCGTTGTTGTCTCTGGCAGCCCTAATTTGGATGCGGCCATTTTTACGGCCATCCCTGCCATTGGCCCCCCTGCCGCTGAAGCAATCGTAGGGGCGAGGCTTTTCAGTAGGCCACCTAATTTCATTGGAGCAACAAATACACTTTAATCAGCGCCTCTATGTTGTTGATTACTTTTTTTCAGAATCTTCCTGAACAATATCATCAATGGTTTCACATACGTCTGGAATACTTACCCCTGTCGTTACCTCACTAGCGACTCGGCCGACTGCCCTTACCCCTTTATATAATTCACTACAATATAGCCTTTTGTTAGAAATCATGTCCTCGCTGACTGAACAGCTTGCCGTGAGTAAAAACATTAAAGTGATGATTTGTCGCATATAAGCCCCTCAACTTTGCAAGCGTTCACTCGCGGTATATAAGATGTTTCCATCATGTGTGAAGAAATACTTTCTTTTAGTTTTCTATCTCCGTTTCTAAACTCTTTTGTTGGGTTCAGGTAATCATTCCCGTCTCGTCCAAAAAATATGATGTCCTGGTTCGAATCTGCCGAATAAAAAAGTCTTGGCACCGTAGAAACGATATCGCTAGAGGCTACAACGCTGACATTAACCATTTCTTTCAATCGCTTTTTACTTTTTAACCAAACATTAGGCCGTCCAAACGTAATACACCGCACATCTTTAAAGGCTGGACGTTTGCCGCTGACTAATCGGTGTGCTGTTAAAATGGCACAAGCTCCACCGAGCGAGTGACCTATACAATAAGTCTTTTTGGCAGGGTCTAAACGCTTTCTTATAGGTTTCCAAACAGAATTTTGCGCTGCCACAAAACCACCGTGCGCCCACTTCCCGTTTATTCGCCAGGGTATTGCTGACAAATTCATTAGCCAATCACTCGGATCACCGTTGGTGCCGCGAAAAATGATGTATTGAACATCGTTTTGGTAAAGATAAAATGCGGTAGTACCGAGCTTGCTATCAAACCTGGTTGCACCGCCTATTTCTTCCCCATAAGCCTGTTCCGCGAAAGCGCAAGCTAAATTAATTTCTCGGTCGGTTAATGTAGTTGTTATTCCTTCCATTAATATACCTAATATACCTTAATATTACTCATATCCTGAGCCGAAAAAAAGAAAGACTAAACCCGCAATGACCGCCACCGCACCAACCAAAGACAAAAACATTTTTGCAAGATCGTGAATTAACATTTGTTCTTCTTCTGCCGCAAGTCTAGCCGCTGCATTTTTTGCTTTACGCTTCACCTCACGTTTCTTTTCGATCTTTCTAGCTTCTGCCTTTATTTTAACCCAGCGATGAGTTTGACCTTTGCGCGAATAATAGGCGCCAACCTTCTCCATCATTTTTTCAATTCTTTCTTCTTGCTGATCTATCGTTATCGCTTCTTCAAGAGCCGATCCCGTCATTAAATCATCAGTACCCGCTTTCCTCGCATTAGCTATATGTTCTTCTACTTTCTTTTTCGCGGTAAAGAATTTTCCAACTTCACCCGCCATGTCCTCTACTTCTTTTTTCTTTGCAATGGCGCCCTGTACTAAAACAAACGCAGAATCGAGAGCTTTAATGGCAAGCATGGCTTCACCGATCATTGCTCGATCCTTTCACACATTGCGCTGATGTTTGTGTTGATCGAATTTAGAATTATTCTTTGAGCAAACCGTTCGCAAGTAGATTTTTGCTCAAAACACAATCCATCATTGCAATCTGTTATTGCAGCAATTCCTCCTATCACTAACACCAAAATAAATATATTCATTGCACATCACACAACTCTAATCTTGAGATTGGCTGCATTGTTGCTTATTACTCGAACCTTATTCTGAGCGGGAGCGTCGTAGGTGTAATCCACACCTAGTTGAGCACCTTGATTGAGAACATTGGCATCGTAGTCAAGAGCCGTACCTGAGTACGAAGGCGTGTTTGACCCGCTGGCATAGTAGAGAATCGTTGCCAAGTCTAATGCTGTGCCGAGTGTTATCTGTGAAGCATCGTTGATAGCATTTAGTTCAGTGCTTGTCATTTGGTTGATATAAGTAGTAGTGCCTAGCGTGTATTCCCCAACATCTAGATAACTGTAATTAAGAAGAAACATTTTAGTGCCGTCATTGTTAAATCTTATTTTTGAAAGACCGCCACGAGTCACCAAAAACCGAGCCGTAAAACTTGCAGTAGAAATATCAAAGCCTGTTGTTAGAGTGTAGGTCAAGACGTCTTGAGCACCATTGTCGATAACATACATCTTAGTGCCGTCTGGGTTAAATTCGACACCAGTTGCATAGGTAAGCTGACCGCTTGTAGCAAAATTTTGTGTATACGATGCGGTCGAAATATCAAAGCCTGTCGATAATGCCCACTCAACAACAGCGCCATATACACCAATCGTAAACATCTTAGTGCCATCTGAATTAAACGCTAGTCCCCACGGGTCAGTTTCATAAGTCGCAATACTAAAAGTGCTTGATAATGTTGCGCTTGTCACATCCCAAGCGGTTGACAGAGCATACTCATATACGCTGTTGTTTGAGTCGCCAACAACGTACATCTTAGTTCCGTCACTATTAAATTGAACATCGGCCGGCGAGTTGTCTTGTCCGACTACACCAAAGGTAGCTGTATATGAAGCTGTACTGACGTCAAAATTTGTGCTTAGGCCATATTCAAGAATGCTTTTTAACGAAATACTCGTCACATACATTTTATGTCCTGTTGCGCTAAAACAAAATCCGTATGATGAGTTAGATCCTACTGCGCTTACCGAAAAATAATCAACGAATGTAGCTGTCGAAACATCATATTGTCCTGAAACTGAACTTGCACTTGTCATTGATTCTTGCAGCGCAGCAACCTCGGTATTTGTCGCTGCATCAGCCCATGTTTCTGAACCGTATGTGCTATTCGTATTGACCTGATAAGTGCCGCCATTGTTTTTGACAATTTTCCTAACACCAGTAACACCAATCGTTATCGTACCGCCCATTCCTGAGTGCGCTGAACAATAGTAGTAAAGAGTTGGTGCTCCTACTGCTACGACAATTTGGGTGTAAGCTCCGCTGCTTCCTGGCGTTCCGCTTGTGGTCACGCCAGTGGTGTATTCAGTCCCACCGCCATGAGTACCATCAGATGTTGTTGACAGTCTAAGTGGGTGTGTTCCGTTAGTCGCGTCAGCTTGGTCAAAAATATAGGTCTGACCTTCTTGCAATGTGAGCGAGTCTTGCGATACGCCATCTATGACGAACTTACCACCCGCGACAGTCACCACAAATGTAGCGCCTGTACCATTGCTTAAAATATTCCAAGACGTTTTAGCATCAGCACTTAGCGCATAGAACACATTGCCATCACCGACTGCGTTAGTTGCTGTCATGCTATTAATGTCAGTCCAATAGGTTGAATCTATTGTCGAACCTATGGCAGGTTGATATCCAGTAGCCGCATATAACAATTTTGTACTGTAGCCATATACTCTTGCATTTGAACCGCCTGCCAACAGCATTGTCGTTCCATCACTATTAAATGAAATGCTAGTAGGTGTGCTATCTTCAGTCAGTTCTGAGGCTTCTTGCCAAACTGCTGTTGATAAATCAAAAGCGGTAGACATGGCCCAACGATTTATCTTGTCATATTCATTACCCATGTGAAATAGATTTTTACCATCGCTAGAAAGAGCAAGACCCTCTGGATAGGCTTCTTTTGCGCCTATATTTAAACTTTGCGTTGATGTAGCCGTACTGACATCCCAAGCTGTACTCATTGTCCATTTATAAATATAATTTGTTTGAGCGCCTACCCAGAACAATAAAGTCCCATCGTCAGATATCCAAAGGTCTTTCGGGTATGAGTCTGTGCTATGTAAAACAGTTCTTTCGCTATTGTAGCTTGCTGTGCTTATTTGCCATGCGGTGCTCAAATCGTAAGCTCTTACTGCACTCCCTGCGCCTGATGCGTCTGATTGACCAATAAGGTAAACTTTCGTGCCGTCAGATTTAAAAAATACTCCATGAGGTTCCGCTTCTTGCGAGGAAACACTAAAAGAGCTTACGTGTGTTAGGGTTGATGGGTCATTAGGTGTAGACAGTGTATATTCACTAATCTGGTCATTATTCTGTCCTGTGACGTACATTTTAGTGCCGTCAGGTTTTAAAAATACACCTTCTAATAATGATGCTTGAGAGCCTACATATCCCGATACATTGTTATAAGTAATATTTGAAATATCATAACCTTGAGCAAAATTGCTTGTCTCAATAACATCGGTAGTCGAGTTATAGACGGCTGCGTACATAGTCCAATCGCCAGAGGCTATCGCATTAGTGTTTGTAAAATTTGTAGAAACTTTGTAATCACCGCTTGCGCTTGTTAAAACAGCGACACCACCATTTCCGCTTATTGTTTTACCTACATCATCAGAAGTAAACGAACCAGAACCTAAAGTAAAAGTGCCATCACCTACAGCAGAAGGTGTTAAAGTTGTTGCCGTTGCTGAATTTTCAAACGTATAACTTGCTGCTGCTGCATCCCAAGAATTATTAGTGACACCTGTTTGTGCGACTTCCTTAGTAGCTGTTACCACTGGCGCTAAGACATTCCCTGTTAAAGTAATCGTTGCCACTTCATCAGCCGCAAAGGTTTTAGTCAGAGAGCCACTTGTAACGCTTACGTTACCAATCGCTGTATCGAGCGTATTTAACTGCGTTTGGATGTCAGAAGTAACATTGTCCAGAAAGTTTATTACTGGAGCGGAATCACCGATATTTCGTGCATTACTCATTGTGCGCTCCTATGGCTTTGTCGGCCAATCTGAATCTTCTAAATTCGGCCAGTTAGAATGCGTGGGTAAATCTCTTAATGCTTGTCTGTAGGTTTTCATTTCATCTGACATAGTTACGTCTGAACAGGCCATCCAATCTGTTTCAGTTAATAATTGATTTCTGGTCTTTCTATGTTCAGCAGCAGTCCTATCGTCTGCTCCTGCTGCCCATTCAGCTTCAGCAGCATCCCATGCAGCTTCTTCTTCAGCAGTAAAAGCGACGTTTCCGTTAGCTGTCGCGTGATGTCTACTCATGATTTTGCTACTCCGTATAATCTAAAATTACCAGTTGCTATATTGCCTGATGACATTTTAAATCTTACTCCTGTTACTGCGCCTGTCTGGTTAGTTGTTCCATAAGAAAAACCACCTACAGCACCAGCATATCCATTTAATGAAGCACCATAAATAAATGCAGGAGTAACCCTACCTGTATCATGGACATTAGAAATATTTACTTTAAACATACCAACTTCGTTATAAGTGTTTCCTAAAGCACGACTAACCAGTATATAACTCGTAGCACCACCAGTACTTTCAACAGATACACCACTAGAGGGAAAACCGTTATAAACTTGCGCGGTACTATAACCAGAAGTTATATATGACCCACCTACCTTATACTGCATATATAAATCTGTTTGGTCGGTTTGGGTGACAATATCACTAATCATAATTATGTAATCATCATAAGTGCTGTCAAAAGTGGTTTCTAAATCTACTGTTGCTGAATTAGATGCGGTTACTGTGGATAAAACTTGCATACCGCTAGTACCACCTGCCGCAGCATCAGCCCAAGCGATATCTGTGCCATCTGATGTTAAAACCTGATTAGCAGTACCTTTGGTTAAAAGTGCTGTTTCCGCACTAGCGTTACCGTAAATTAAAGAGCCTCGACTAAGAGCGTCTAGCTTGTTAATTTCGGCAGCGGTGCTTGTAATGCTTAAATCAGCTAGATTTGAAACTGTACCTGTACCTTTTGCATCTAATTGAGTTTGAATCGCTGACGTAACGCCATCAACATACCCGATCTCTGTCGGTGTTAAAGTTGCAGGGATACCGTCTAAGACGTTTAACTCAGCAGCCGTAGATGTCACACCTAAATTCGTTAAGGCAGTTGACGCACTCGCTAAGTCAGAAAGGTTATTAGACAGTTGTGCAAATCTGGCATCGCTTTCTGTTTGTGTGTACACGTTGGCGACATTAAAAGCGCCATAGGCAACCATATCGACAATATCACCCGCAGCAGCACCGCTTGTTAAAACGACTGTTGCACCATTCGTAGCCGTGAAGTCAGTACCCGCTTGTAGCTTGCTGCCATTCAAATAGACATCGACATAACCGACATCATAGCTAATCGAAAAATTAGTCTGTGCTGCCGTAGCCGTTACTACTACCCGATTTGATGTACCATTGACTGCGCTACCCGCTTCTGTCCACGAACTTCCTGTATAGACGAACATCGTGTCAGAAGTAGTATTAAAATATTGTTGACCCGCTGCCGTACCAGTTGGTGCAGTCGCGTGAGCGCCTAGATATTTTGTATTAAAATCCGCGAGAGAGGCAGCCGCAGATGACGAAGAGGACGCCGAAGAAGTCGCAGAAGTGGCCGCATTAGCTTCTGATGTTGCAGCGTTATTTTCGGAAACAAGCGCAGCAGCGGCACTAGTAGCCGCAGATGTGGCGCTACCTAATATGCCATCTACATAGCCTTTTCTAGTTAAAGTGTCTGCCGTTCCTGGCGTTGCTGTAGAAGTAATTGAATTTGAGCCTAGAACAACATTACCAGAGAAAGTGCCACCCGCCAGAGGCATCATTGCATCCAGTTGTCCTTTATTGACTGCATCAGCGGTTGCTGTGCCATCGCCCAAACCAGTAATCTTTGATGTACCCATTGCAATAGCGCCTGACATCGTTCCACCCGCGAGAGGCAGCTTGGTCGCTATGCTATTGGTGACAGTAGTATGAAATGACGCATCATCGGCCATTGCTGCTGCAAGCTCATTAAGAGTATCTAAAGCAGCCGGAGCGCCATTAATTAAATTAGTAAATCGCGTGTCAACGTATGAGCGAGTCGCAGCCGATTGAGCAGAGGTAGGATCAGCAATATCTGTCAATTCAGCAGCATTAAAATCAACAGTGCCGTTTATCACTAAATCATGCAGAGTTGTTGTGCCAGACGAGCTTGTTACATTGCCTGACAACGATCCGGTGACCACACCGGAAACTGGGCCTGTGTGCGTTCCGGTTGTATCTCCGGTTAATGCACCAACAAAATTCGTATTGGCGGTTATAAC